CGAGATAACGACGTTGCTCATTTATTTAGTTGCACCTGTGTCTTGCTGACGGACGCAAATGCACTGTCGATCTGGGACAACGTGGTGATGGTGCCGCCATCTATTCCATCGTGCATCTGCGCATAGGTATCGGCCAGACTGGTGCCAAAGGCGATGACGTCGTCGGATATGGCAAGGATTTGAGTGTCGGTGACAGGATAAATATTTCCATCCGAACCAAGAATAGTCGTAGAATACTGCGCATTTTTCGTTGCAGCCAATCGCGCATTGGTGATCCGCGTTCGTGAAAAATCATCGGTCTTGATCGGAATGCCTTCGGCAGTCATGCCGCCATTGGCAGCTGTCTCGCGCACGGTTTCGGCATAAGCCTTGAGCTGATCCGTCGTATATTGATTGGCCGCCGGTTGCGACATGGTCGCGCCATTCCACAACCACGCTGGCTGAAATTCCTTCGCGTAATACCAGATTTCCGCTTCGTTGGTGAGCGTTACCGCTGGCACGCCATAAACGGATGTCATCCAGTTTTGATAACCGCTGTCGGTCTGAGGATTGACATAGATATTGCGGGCAGAGCTATAGAGCTGCTGATCGTTGTCAACAAACCAATACCAATCTTTAGGATTGAATAGTGTCATCGAAAGCTCCTAACCATATTGCCCACCGGTCGCCAATGTCCCGGCCGAGTTGCCGGGGAAATAGCTCGTTCCCAATCCTTGAGTATTGATCACGCCATTCAATGAACAGTTATATTTCAGGCCGACTACGTTGCCGGGATTAACGAAAACTGGCGAGGTTCCGGCGGGGGGAATGGGGATAGAAAAGATTGATGAAGCAACGGAAGATGCGAAAGCACCGCCGCTTTGGCAGGTCAAAGTGCCATTCATCGTGTGAACTGATCCACTTTGCATTACCAAAACCCCGCCGGAGAAGGCAACGATCAAGCTAAAGCAGGTAAATCCAGCGTCGTAAGTCGTCGTGCCCGGATACAAATAGCCGCCGAGCGCATCATATCCATAACCAACCGGACAAGACCCCATCGAGATGTTACTGGTAGTGAGTGTCGCGCCGGTCGCAGAAACAAAAGCAGAAGGCCCGCCCGCCCCCGAAGTTGGACCCAATACCCTCATATTCTGGACAGTGATTTGATTGGAGGATTGGGCTAGAAACGTGTTCTTACTTCCTACGCTAGGAGCCTGAACAATCGTGGTCGAACCCACGCCATTGAAGATGGCGCGAGGCCCGACAACCGCTGGCGTTGCGACCGCTTCATTATATGTTCCGGCGGCGATGTTGATGGTCATGGTGTAGACCGATGGACCGAAGGTCCACGTCTTATTTACCGCCGCGCCGATGGTCTTGAACGGTCCAGCCTTGGGCGACCCCGCACCGACCACGGTTGCCGATGATCCGTCGTAGAGCGTGTCGCTGCCTGTCGTGCCATTGACGTAGAGATTGGTATTCTGGGTCAAGATCGGCAAGTAGCCAATGCCGCCGGAAAAATTGAGACCATACAATTCGAAATTGGAATGCAGGCTGCTGTAGACAAACAGCGATTTGTATCCGGCAGGAATATCTCCCGCCACCACGTCGCCACCGCCTCTGCGTTGGATCACCGTGGCAGGCAAGCCGTTCAATTGCAGCGTGGCAGGACCGTTGTTGGTGTTGGCCGCCGTGATCCAGATCGCCATGCCGTCATAATACGTCAGCGGCGCCGGAGACAGGTTCGCCTGCAACGCATTCATCACTCCGGTATCCAAGCCATACCAGATGTGTCCCGACTGCAGCGAACGCCCCATCTGGCGTAGATCATTATTGCTTGGCGTAAAACCGCCATCGGTAATCAGGTTGGCGATCTCGCGCTGCGGATATTCGATCGATGCTGCGGGCGGGATAGAACCTTGAATGCCGGTCGATGGGTTGCCGTTGATGTACGGCGCGTTGGTGTCACTGACTCCGTATGGCTGGTTATACTGCATCTGTCTTCCTCATCTGCTTGGGCCGGGATTGATGGTGAGCGAGCCGGTCCAGACGTTGAACGTATTGGGACCTTTCATGCGGATCAGCGAGTGCTGATAATTTCCGGTCGGCATTGCAAGCAATTGCGTTTGATCTATGAAGATGCTGAACTTGCCGTTCAGTGCATCCGAAATGACGATTCCGTTGTTCTCGGTCGTCAACACCAGTTCTTCCATGATATCGGAAGCGTGGATGCGAATACCCATTCGCATTGTGTTGCCACTCAAGTCGATAGGCGGTCCATCGCTGCCGTCGGTATTCAAAACCATGTAGGAAAAACCGCGAGCGAAATCGGAATCGTTTTCGCATACGATGTCTACAACAGGCATGTCATGGAGTCCCTGCCATTGGATCGGACGGATTGGTCAGGCCGCCAAGATCGTAGATGATTTGCGTATGGGCTGGCTTCCACCGGTTCAGGATACATTCGAGATCGGCCGGAATGCCAATACGGAGATGCGGATCGACACCACATTGCCCGGAGCCAGCCCGAAACCACATCAAATTGGTTCCTGAGACATGCACAGTCCAGTAATAGCGATTCTCCGGAGGCCCTAGACCATAATTCGGATACTCGCTCAGTTCACTTGGCCCCGGTGTTTGACCGAGATTATTGGTAACGGGAAGATAGCCAAGAACAAAAGATTGATTGTAGATCGGTGCTTGAGTGCCGCCGTAAACACGGGAATCGCCACAACGGTCGATACCGACAACGAAGGTGCGGTACTCGCTGATCGTAATGTTATAGCCAAGAAATTTGGCGAAGTTGATGAACCAAAGTCGTGACTGCCCACCTAGTATCGTCATGCGCGCGACAAGGGCTTTTTGCCTGTCGGCGACGCTTTGCGGGGCTGTATAGCAGGGATCGGGAAGTCCCCAATTGCGTTCCCAATCCGGCAGCAACTCTACAGTGGTGCGCGGATCGCTTTCGATTTCCAACAGGTCCGCCGCACGGCCATCCACGAATTCCCAGATACAGGACAATCCATGGACGACTTTCATCGTCACCGTATCGACCCAACGCGGCCAAGCCAGACCGAACGGCAACAGCGAAGCCAGACCCGAAGTATAATCCTCGCACGTTCGCCGGATATGCCGATCCGGTGCTGCAATCAACGAAGGCGCAGGTACTGTCTCAGGCATCCTGCGCGCCTCTTCAGGTCGTATAAAGGATCGTGCCTATGAACGGCATGCTTCCGGGGTTGGGCATTGGCGTCGTACTAAACGTCAACTCGAAATAATTGACTCCGACCGCATTGGCAATCGCTTCTTCGACCCATGTCCGGTACATGGTTTGACCGGGAGCGGATTTTTCCATTTCCATTGCCTCAATGGATTGCAAGATACGCTGGCGAACGTCTGGCGTATCCTGATTGAGACTGCTGATCGTGATCGAATAGTAATAAGGGATCGGTGCCTCTACGAAAAAATCCTTTACGGTCACCGGACGCAACGGGTCCATGAAATTGTGTACCGCAACCGCATCGTCAGGCGTCGGCAGGCCACGGTTGGCTGCCCGCAGATCATCTTCCATGAATCGCACTGTCATGGTGCCGATCCCCTGCTCCGGTGCCGCCCATGCCCGCGTAACACCCGGACAGGATAATGCCCAATTGATATAATCCGCCTCCGATCCTCCCATCGGCGGATTGCGAATCCGAAACAGGATTCGCGACCGCAGTTCATCGTCCGTTTCGGTATCGGTGCCACCGTCCATGTTGAGAACCGTGGCACTCGAATCGATTCCGGCAATGGGCGTCGTGAAAGCTATGGACGTTCCTGCATCCAGATTGCCGACCGTTCCTGCCGCCAAGGCCCGAAGCAGAAGCGTCGTCGGCACGGTCCCCATGACAACGTCGTTCAACGTCGCATAAGCGACGCCTAATGCCGACATCTCCGTAGCTGCCGGAATCAGAAAACCGGGTTGTCCTGTCGCATTGGCACTGCCGCCTGCGAAAGTTGCTGCCTTGCGTCCGGTCGTGCCGTCTGCATTCGTCAGCCATATGTCGCCATGGCGATCGAGCCATTCGGTTTCGGCAGTGTCCGGCAACAGCTGCAAAGCCAGCCAATCGATATATCGCAACACCAGATGCGCCAGCCCGGCCATCGCATCCGACATGACACGAAGCACCGAATTGGCAACCATCACTGCGCCGGACAACGCAGCCATTACGTCATTTCGCACCATTTCACGAACAGTGCGGAGAGTAGGAGTCGTCCAAGGCAAGGGCTAAGTCCCCAACTGATCCCAGAGAATCTGATATTGCAATTCAACCGCAGTCTTTGGACCACGAAAAATAGTCACCTTGACATAGACGCGATCCAGTTCGACACGAACGGAATTGACGATGAATGACGTACAAATTCCATTATCGATGAACGGTTGTATTGCTTGCGTGGTATAGTTTGCCGCACGTTGCACGGTCGAACCTTCAAGCGACGCTGCGTCGGTGATCTTGGCACGGCGAAGCAACCAGTGCTTCGATCCGATCGGCCAGCCGTTCCAGATTTCCTGCGCCTGATAATCGCCCCACCAGCCCTGCCGATCGGTGCTGTCGGGATCAGGCAGTATTTCGTCGAAATCAGCCAAGCGATTGGTTCCTAATGCGACACTGACTGCGGTTGCCAGTTCTTCACTGGTGTCCAGCTGGCCATTGGGCAACAACAACCAATCCATCGTCATGGCTTCAAGGCTGACAACTTCGACAATACGGATGTCGGTCATTGACTGAGTCCGATGATTGAACGCTGACAAAACAATGGATGAACTGTCTTGTTCTCCCCGATCAATTCATCCGATCTTGATGTGTCCTGATAAATTAGATTTGCAAGACTGAGCGCAGGCCAGCTCATATTATAGGTGAATCGCACCAGACGCGGCACGGTCAATGCAACGGAAGCCAGATGATTGATGATCGAACCAGCTAGATAGGTCAAATTTTGATAGGTCGCACTGTCCATGCGTTCTGCCGCATTGTCGCGTGCCTGATTGAAGGCGTTCGTCATTCGCGCCATCATCACCTGCACATCATCGCGTGACTTGAAGGTCATCTGCGTGATGAAAATGCATTCCGTCGTCAAGCAGTATTGGATAGCGCTATCGTAGACCAAGGTTGCGATCGGAGTCGTCGGATTTAACGCCTCGATCTGCCCACGTGTCATTGCCATCAGATCGGCCGTGATCGGCAACATGCGTGCGGTTACGAAACAATTGTAGAGATTGGTGCCGAACGTTCCGTCGTTCAGATACTGCAACCCATAATCCCGCACCAGATAGACTTCGCGACGAAACTCTGACGCCTGATCGCCTTTCGCCGAAACCATTGCAAGCAGATACGTGCAGATCGAGTTTAGAACATCGGTGATCTGCTTCTGCTCGGTGTGGACGCTCATATGTCAGTTGGCTGATGCGTAAGGAAAGAATTATCATTTGCATTAGCTACCGTCGCGGCATCTGTCGATGCTGCCTGCGTATTAACCTGCGATGCCGTGTTGACCATCTGCAGCGAATTACCGGCCGTTCCCAGCTTGACGAACTGCATTTCGAATTCCGTGAAGCCGCCGCGCGTGCGATTTTCGATCATGGTGTAACGTTCGCACATCGCCTGAATGCCGCC